CGGTAACATCCGTATTTTTAGAGAAACCGAAATTGATAACCTGCGAACTCAGTTTTTCGCAGGTTCTGCTATTCGTGCCCAGGATCTGAATGAAAACTTCAACCAGACCCTGTATGTCACGCAAGAGGTTAGTGACCGTTTTATTGACCGAACTCAGGCTGTTTTCCAAAACAATGTTGATCTTAGTAATAACAAGATCATCAATCTGGGAGATGGCACCGACGCTGCAGATGCGGTAAACAAAGGTCAGCTTGATGCGACCCAAAATTTCAACGACGCGCAGCTTGCAGCTAAAGTCAATGAAGCTACTACACAAGCTGCTACTGCAACTACACAAGCTACTAACGCTTCTACCTCTGCTACTAACGCGGCAAACTCTGCATCAGCAGCAGGAACTTCTGCTACTAACGCTGCAAACTCTGCTACTACCGCATCGCAGCAAGCAGCTGCGGCAGCTGTCTCAGCAACTGCAGCACAAACGTTTGCTGTAGACCCTGTGTTCTTTGGCTTCAAACGGTTTGTTCTGAATGATCGCACAGTTCTGCGTTGTGAATTTTCTGCAGCCACAGATACAACCACGTTACATGACCCTAACGACTTTTTCTATAAGAACAAAGTCACCTCATTCTTGGGCAGCAATGGTTTGATCAATGCTCAGAACGAACCTAAATTCTCGTATCAACCTAACGGTCACGTTTACATTCAATTACACTAATGGCATTTATTGATCTCGGAAAACTTAAATTCAATTGGCAGGGCGCTTGGAATAGCGTCACTGCTTATGAAGTTGATGATGTTGTTTTTCATGACAACCAAACTTGGGTAGCAACTGCTAATGTTGCTACAGGACAATCTGAACCTCAAGCTAACACTTCCTGGAGCTTGATGGCAGGCGGTCTTAATTATAGAGGTGATTACGCTAGTGGTACTACGTACTACCTGCATGACATCGTTACTTATGGTAGTGCTCTGTACATGCTTGAAGGTATTACTCAAACAGGAAGTCAAACTGGTGTCGATCCTGGTAGTAATCCTGGTTCTGATAACTGGGAACAGTTGACTCCTGCACCTGCTGCGAACGTCATGCACACCGTTGGTGACATGGTGTTCCGCAACAATGCAAATCAAAACGCACGTCTAGTAGTAGTCGAAGAAATTGGCAAAGGACTGACTGTTCAAGAAGCACCCCTTGAAACTTACCCATCTCGTGAATTTACGTACGAACTTAATGGAACGAACGGTAATGTAATTAATACACCCGGTTCTATTCCAGCAAAAACGTATAATATTAGTGTCAAAAACCAGCGTAGCACTAACTACGTTATCGACGGTTCTGACCGTGATGGTGATATTAATTGGGAGTACGACGGCACAATCCGTGTAAACATCGGTGATACTATTAGCTTTAACAACACGGTGTCTGCTTCTCACCCTCTGGCTATCCGTGTTTCTGATGGCGGTGCAAGTGTATCTACTGGTACTTATTCCGGTGAAGGTACTGCATCGGTTATGTGGGTAACTACTGGTGTTGCTGCTGGTACTTACTATTACCAGTGTCAAAACCATGCTAACATGATTGGTCAGATTATTGTAGAAGATACTACTAACCGTCAGGGTTCTGCTGGTGCTAACGGCACTATGCAAGTCTGCCGTGGTAAGACCTACACTATTACTCTTGATAACGTAACCAGTGGCCTAAGCTACAACCTGTTTAACGCAGCAGCTCCTCAAGCTGGTACAACTAACGCTATTACTACCGACGAAGGTAACGGTACTCCAGCTGGTACTCCTTATGCTGGCAGTCCCGTTACGATTACGTTTACTCCTAACGAAACTACTCCAGACACTGTTTATCTGAGCAGTGCATCAAACACTAGCGATCAAGTAGAAATTACTGTTAACGATCTTGCTTATGTGCCTTCCTGGGGTACTGCTGCTGCTGCAGGTGATAACCGTGAATTCAAACACTGGCAAGATTTTTACGGAGCTGATAGCGCTATCGATGCAACTGCTTCCACACGAGGCACTCTTACTACCGATGCAACACGAGATCCTGGTTCTGATGTAACAGTAAATGGAGCTGCTGTCGGTGCTCAACAACGCCGTATTTCACGTACTGCTGGCACTGCAACGTGGACTGTTCCTGATGGTGTCGAAAAAATCCGTATTACCTGTATTGGTGGTGGCGGAGGCGGTGGTTCGTATAGCACTAGCTATCGCGGTGGTGAAGGTGGAGGCGGTGGAGCCTTTGCTTCTGGTGAATTTAATGTTACTGCAGGTGAGCAGCTAACTATTACTGCTGGTCTTGGTGGTCATGGTCAACGTGCAGCAGTGGGTGCAAACGGTGGCACATCTTCTGTTGTTGCAACTGCTACTTATGGCGGTGCTGCACATATCAGTGTTTCCGCTGAAGGTGGTAATGGTGGTTTTCATTCAAACAGTGGCGCTGGTGTACCTGGCAACACTACAGATGTATCTGGTAGCGATCTAGTTGCTGGTACAACTATTAGAAGCGTTGGTGGACGCGGGGGTTGGGGTGCTACTACTGGCGCTGGCTGGCCTTCTGTAGGCCACGTTACTGGTGGTGGTGGTTCCGCAGGTTCTATGTTTGGACCTGGCCATCAGGGTGGTTCGTGTATTTCTGGCGGACCTGCTTCTGGTCTTCACTACGCAAATTGTGGTGGTGCTGGTATTGGTGGTACTGGTGGACACGGTGTAGCTAACTACAGTCCAAGCGATGTTGGCTACGCCTCAGGTGGCGGTGGCGGTGGATCAGGCGGTCCTGGTCAAAACGGTGACGGTTCCGGTGCTGTTTCCCCATCACCGCACATGAACGCCTTTGGTTGTGGTGGTAAAGGTGGTGCTGGTTTGATGCCTGATTGTCACGAATTTGACAATTGGAAGGAGCACATGCCGTACCAAGTAGGTGAATCAGCTTCTACTCACTTCCAACGCCAAATTGATGAAGCTGCAACCGGTCACCCAGCAACTGATTACGACACATACGCATACTGGCAAATGTGTGGAGGTCGCTATGGCGACGGTGAAGCCACTTCCCCTGCTACATCTTCTGGATGGGTCGATGGTAACTCCATGATGACTAAAAAAATCAACTACGTTGGAGAAACCAAACAGGCTCATATTATTAACTACTCTGCTAAAGCTTTCAATGGTGTCCTTGGACGCCTTTGGGGTGGCGGTGGTGCAGGTGGCAACCGTATGAACGCTAACCCATCTGGTAGCAATAACTCTTGCGGTGGCTGCGGCGGCGCTGGTGCTGGCGGTGGCGGTTCTTACTCATATTCAACTACTGGTCACACTGTTGACGCAAACGCAACTCGCGGTGATGCCGACGCAATGACTAGCTGGGATCCAATTAACTTGGCATACCGTTATGACGATAAGTACTGCGTTCAACCTGAAGGCGCGTTAGGTCAAAATGGTATCTATACGACCACAAATATGAGTGTGTTCTCATGGGGTCCGAGTCGTGCAAATGGTCCTGGTTCTGGTAATGGTGGTCACGGCGGCGCACTAGGCGGCGGCGGTGGCGGCGGTTATGGCAGCAGCCAAGGCGGTTCTGGCGGTATTGGCGGCGGCGGAGGTGGCGGTGCAAACCGTTACTCCCCTAACAACGCGTTTGGATTCGGCGGTAACGGTGGTCCTGGTTATGTACTCATTGAATGGAAGTAATTATGTCTAAATGGTGTCGTATTAAAGAAGGTAAGGTTTATGAAGTCACTGAACTAGACCCTACCGGTAGGTTTGGACCATCGTTTGCTTGGCAAGCTTGTCCAGACAATGTAGAGCAACACATGCTCTATGATGTAGAAACTGACAACTACACAGAGTTTGTTAGCGAACTAACTGCAGAGGAAATTGCTGCAGAAGAAGCGGCAGCTATTGCTGCTGCTGAAAAAGTAGAAAAAATTGAACTATTTTTCGGTATTGTCCCTCCTGAGGACAATCGCCGTGAAGGTGCTACTTACGCAGAATCTTAAAAACTTATCCACCCATGTACTCAACAATGTGGTCCGAAACAAAGCTCCCGGACGAAATGGTAAACATTATTCGTAAAGATCTTGAACAATTCGACGATATGGCTCAAGACGGTTTAGTTGGTGATGACGGCAATTCCCACAAAGCCATTCGTGAAAGCAAGATTGTTTGGATTAATGAAAACCATTGGGTATCAGGTTTTTTGATGCATTTCATCAATATCCACAACAAGACTAACTACGGTTATGATTTGTCTGGTGGGATTGATGGAGGCACAATTCAGTATAGTCAGTATGGTCCAGGTAATCATTACACCTGGCATACTGACGTTTCTGGACCTGATAAAGCTCTTAGAAAATTATCGTTCACACTTCAACTATCTGATGAGGATGAGTATGAAGGTGGTGAGCTTCAATTTATCACCCCTACACGTGAAAGCTTTACAGCGCCCAAGGCAAAGGGCACGCTGATTTCTTTCAAAAGTGACATGTTGCATCGTGTCCGACCAGTTAAATCAGGAATGCGTAGATCCATTGTTGGATGGGTCACCGGTCCTGCTTGGAAATAAACCCTATCAACTAAACCAATGATCACCCTTATCCGTCCAATCCTGTTCAGTTTTCTGAACTCTGACAAAGTTAAAATGCTTATCGTTGACATGCTGACTAAGTTGGCAGAGTCTACTGATAATGAAGTTGATGACAAAGCCGTGGAATTTATCCGCAATGGCTTGTTCCCTGCTAAACCCCTTGATTAATGGCTTTTACTGTTTCACTGCCTGCTTACCAAACTCCTGGTAAAGCATATGAACTTACAACTGGTAGTACTTCAGTTAGTCAGCAACTGAGCCACGATTGCCGTCGTATTAGTATCCATCCTACTGGACACGATATTTATTATGCGATTGGTAACGGTGCTCAAATTGCTGAAGGTGAGCCAGCTCAATCAGTTGCAGTTACTACTGCTGCTGGTGCTGGTGTTGCTGAAATACGTATTATCACTTTATCTGGTTTCTATGAAGCCGGTGACACTCTGACTGTTGTTGTTGACGGAACTACCGTTACTTACGAAGTTACTGCTGATGATCAAAGCAATACTGCAGCGACTACTCTTAGCAACGTAGCCGCAAGTTTGCGTGATGCAATCAACGCTAATGCAACTATTAGCGCAGCCATCACTGCTACTGCTAGTGGAGCTATCGTATCTTTGACTCACGGAACGGATAACACTGCATTTACTTTGACTGCAGAGGTTACCGAACTTGACGACGACAACCATTTTGTCAAAACCGATGAGCGTGTGTACATCACCGTTCCTGTTGGTACTTACATCGCTGTTAAAACTACCACTAGCAACAGCGGTAAATGTTACATTTCTGAATACGTCTGATGGACTTAGGTGAGCCGCCCGTACTGCCCTACATACGGCTCCCTGAGCCCCTTCAACTACCCCGTCCTATACTGGAGGTACCAAGCGCCGATATACCCTCGTATAAGCCGCTTGTAGTGCCTCCTGCGGACCTTAGACCACCACCAGGGATCAAGGGTACTACACCCTCAGAACAGCCACCCGCTAAGCCACCAGTTCCACAGATACCAAAAGCACCTTCAGTACCTACTGTTCGTATTCCTACAACAGAAATTGATGTGCCGGTACCTGACGGAATTGTACTAACGACAGCAGCTACGACCGCTGTTGTGTCAGTTGCAGCCACCCTAACCGCCACTTCTTTGTTTAAATGGTTGGTTACTGTTATGAAACCCCTATTCAAAACAGCATGGACAAAGATAACCAAAAAAAAGAAGGATTCATCAAGTTCCTCGTCCTCGTCTGGTCCGCCGGACTCCTGACGGCATCATACGCAGGATGGATGGAAAAGATGGACCCGACTTATGTAGCGTCTATTCTTAGCGGCACGCTAGCAACTTTTTCAATTACTAGAGAAAAAAAAGAATGAAAAAGCTACTTCTGATGCTGCTGTTGGCTGCGCCAGCATCAGCTCAAACTGTTACCCCGCAGTTTACGCAGGGTTCGATGCAGTCAAATACCACTACTACCACCAACATCACCAGAACCATTAACACTGATGTATATGGTGGTGAATATTCGTCATGGTCTGGAACCAATGTAACCCCAAGTGGGGATATAACAGATTCTGCAACTACCTGGTCAATTACTACCGCAGGAAACGATTTCCAACTGGAGACCGTTACCAGGGCTGCCGGAGTCGTCGAAGAAATCGACATCACAGAAACAATTACGCAAACTTCTACCACTACTTCATTATCTATCTTCTCGCAATAGCACCAGCTTATGCAGAAGAACCTAGAGTACAAAACTCGTCTAACCCAGTTGCAGCTGCAACGGGAAATGTTACAAATCAGGCGGTCCAGTTTCAGAATAACGGCGCTCCTAGTCGTCAATACTTTGGCGCTAACAATTCTTGCAATGGTGCTACTATGACGTTTAGCCCATTTTATATGGGCAACGACACTATTCCGATGGATCCCGCTGGTTATACGACTAGCAACAACTGGGGTGCACAGCTAAACTTTAGCGTGCCTTTAGATGGAAGCATGATTGAAACATGCAAACAAATTGCTAGACGTCACGAACAAAAGATGCGGTTAGAGTACGAGCTTTTTCGTGCTAAAAGTTGTACTGACATTTTAAAAGCTGGGTTTATGTTTAGACCTGGTAGTAGGGTAGAAGGTCTTTGTCACGACATCGTACCTATTGTATCTATAAACAATGCTGGAAGCACTAGTAAGCGTAGCGATCGCCGGGATAGCCGGGGGAGCAGCGCTCAATAACCGCCTACATCAAAGAGTTAATAACGTACACGATCGTATCAGTGGTCTCGACCGGCGCATAGATGCAATAGAGCTTGGCGTAGCCCAAGATTATGTGTCTAAAGCCGATTTGTCAGTTATGACAAAACGTATGGAAGACCATATGATACGCATCGAAACAAAATTAGACCAAATCGTCCTACGTAATGGCTAACAAAAAAGCAACAGAGGACCAGTTTAACGAGCTACACAACCTTGTAACTAAAGAGTTCCTTGCCCGTATCAAATCGGGTGAGGCTACTACACAAGACCTCAAGGCAGCCTGTGACTGGCTTAAAACAAATGACATTAGCGGTGTTGCCTACGAAGGCAACCCGTTGTCTAAATTGGCACAAGTAATGCCGCAGGTAGACCCGGAACTCGTACAAAGTAGACTTTATGGCAAGCGGTAAAACCTCAAACTACTACAAAAACAATGATGGCGCTAGAAAGCGTCGCAACAAGCAACAGGCTAAGTACAACAAGACCAACAAAGGTCTGAAGATCCGTACTGCTGCTAACAAACTTAATCGAAAGCTGGGAACTTATGGCAACGGTGACGGTAAGGATGCTTCTCACACAGGACCGAATAGAGGTAAACTCGAAAGTCCTAAAAAGAACCGTACTAGACCCAGACTTGCATGACCCCGCTATTCCCTACTCCTGATCATTATTTACACAACCTAATAACCATGACGTCACCTGAAGCTAAGCGCCTCTGGAGGCGTGCCATAAAGGAACACTTTGGCTGTACATGCGTTTATTGTGGAGAAACTTATGAATTACACGAACTTACACTGGATCACGTTCATCCTCGCAGTCTTGGGGGTGAAGACATTACATCGAATGTCGTACCAGCCTGTACCTGTTGTAACCAGGACAAGGGAAGCCACCATTGGCAATCTTGGATGAGGGCCAAATTTGGAACAAACCTTCTAAGGGAGGGACTAATATCATCGCACATTAACTAATGGCTATTCGGAAGACTAACCTATCGTGGTCTGCTTATAAAAAAGCTGCTAAAACTATTAAAACAATTAATCCCCAAACCACACCACAACAGATTATTGGTAGATTAGGCTATCCTGTCAAGAATGGCGTACGTATACGCATCACATCTGATGGTCAAGGGGGTGTTAAAGAACGGAATATTTCTGCACAACAATCTCGTGAACGAGTCCGTCAGAAACGATTGCGTATACAAACAGGTCAATTATCACCAGAACAAGCTGCTGAAACACGTGCAAAAAAGGACACTATTCGAGCTGCTGGTGATGAGGCAGATCATATTAACGAAAGTTGGTTAATTGGTGAACAATTAGAACGTCTTGAAGCTGCAGGTGGTGATGTTCAAGCTGCATTAGCTAGACTACGAGCAGCAGGGTATACACTAGGCAATGAGCCTGGCAATATTCAAGCATTATCACCTGACGCAAACAAGGAAAAATATCAGCAAAACAAAGCGTTACAAGAACGTCTTGGTTCTATGGAGACTTTAGGGCAATCTCCTTCAGCTCGTAGACCGGATTTAATTGTAACCGAAACTGAACCTGAAAAATTAGGCGGTTTCCAAACACAACAACCTAAAATTAACTCTACCGCTGGTACTATTCATTTCAAACCACAACGATTAGGCGGATTTGATACTACAGCTGTACCACCTATAGAGCAAGAGGTGTTTGCACCGGATGATTCTGTGCGACAACCTACTATTCAACGGTTTGCAGCTAAACAAATGAATTATGCTACTTCACCACAAAGAGCTGATCAACAAATAGAACAGTTACAAACTGCTGCTGGTATGGCGCTAACTGTTGGTGCTAGTTTACTACAAACTGCTGGTGGTATTGTTAGCTTTGGAATGATGAAATGACTGACGTTGTAACCGCCCTACAAGACGACTTTAAACTGTTTCTGCAAGCATTGTGGGGACAACTGGATCTACCAGAACCTACTCGTGCCCAATATGCCATCGCAGACTATCTACAAAATGGTCCTAAACGACTCCAAATCCAAGCCTTCCGTGGTGTCGGTAAGTCATGGATTACTGGAGCGTTTGTTCTTTGGACTTTATTTAAAGATGTAGAAAAGAAAATTATGATTATATCAGCGTCTAAAGAACGCGCTGATAACATGTCCATTTTCTTACAAAAACTAATCATTGAAACGCCGTGGCTTTCTCATTTACGCCCCAAGTCCGACGATGCAAGGTGGTCAAGGATAAGCTTCGATGTGAACTGCTCACCCCACCAAGCCCCCAGCGTAAAGTCGGTGGGCATCACTGGGCAGCTTACAGGAAGCCGCGCAGATTTAATGATTCTAGACGACATTGAAGTTCCTGGTAACTCAATGACAGAGTTTATGCGGGAAAAACTCCTGCAACTTTGTACTGAAGCGGAGTCTATCCTTACACCCAAGGATGACTCCCGCATTATGTACCTTGGTACTCCGCAGACCACATTTACGATCTACCGTAAGCTTGCAGAACGCAACTACAGACCGTTTGTGTGGCCTGCACGTGTCCCACGTAGCCTCAGTAATTATGAAGGTCTTATAGCTCCACAGCTACAAGAAGACATCGATATGGGTGCTGAGGCGTGGGATGTAACTGACCCTGACCGGTTTAGCGATGATGATCTTATCGAACGTGAAGCGGCAATGGGACGCAGCAACTTCATGCTGCAATTTATGCTTGACACGTCCCTTAGCGACGCTGACAAGTTCCCGCTTAAAATGCAAGACCTGGTGGTTACCTCTGTTAACCCCACTAATGCTCCTGATTCCGTCATCTGGTGCAGCGATCCCAAGAATGTCATTCGGGACGCTCCCACTGTCGGTCTACCTGGAGATTATTTCTACAGTCCAATGCAGCTCCAAGGAGATTGGCTCCCTTACCAAGAAACAATCTGCTCAGTTGATCCATCGGGTAGAGGTTCAGATGAGACAGCAGCAGCTTATATCTCCCAACGAAATGGTTTTCTGTACTTGCATGAAATGCGAGCTTATAGAGATGGGTACTCAGACACGACGCTCTTGGACATTCTAAGAGGTTGTAAAAAATACAACGTAACAAAATTAGTTATAGAAACAAACTTTGGCGACGGGATCGTTGCTGAACTGTTTAAAAAACACCTTCAACAAACTAAACAGGCTATAGGCGTTGAAGAAGTCCGAGCTACCCTCCGTAAAGAACAAAGAATCATTGACTCTCTTGAGCCCATTCTTAATCAGCATAGGCTTGTTATTGACCGCTCTGTTATTGATTGGGATTACACCTCAAACAAAAACGAAGCTCCTGAAAAACGACTTATGTACATGTTGTTCTACCAAATGAGTAGAATGTGCATGGAAAAAGGTGCGGTTAGACACGACGACAGAATCGACTGTCTTGCCCAAGGTGTTAAATATTTTACCGACGCAATGGGTATATCTGCTCAAGAGGCAGTTAACCAACGTAAACGTGATGATTGGAACGACCTACTTAAGTCTACAATAGAAGACCCACAAGGTAGTGCTAATCACCTTGTTTTAGGTATGAATAAAGACCAACGAGAGAAGGCTAGAAGCAACTACAAAAACGGTGTCCCCACCTGGGTTTAGCCAGCTCCCTGCCTTATACAGGGGGAAGGGATGGGTGGACCCGACCTCCTGAACTGGGGATTCTTCGGAGTCCCCTTTATTACTGTAACTAGATTACTGAGAGACATGTGTATTTATACAACTGTCACCACCACAACAAGTTTACTACTGTATGCACCACGTTAATTACATTCACTCAACACCTAAAGGTGATGATCTCGTAGCTTATATGGCACGTGTATCAAATCCAAACAATCAAAACAACACTGAGACCAGTGCTAAATTAATTAATTATCTCATACGCCACAAACATTGGTCACCGTTTGAGATGGTAAACATGTGTGTTGAGGTACACACGACACGATCTATTGCAGCTCAAATCCTTAGGCACAGATCATTTAGCTTTCAAGAGTTTAGCCAGCGTTACGCAGTAGTGACAGATAACCCGGTTGTACCCGATTTACGCCGGCAAGACACGAAAAACAGGCAGAATAGCATTGATGACATTGACCCTTTTACTAAACAAGAATTTCAGATAAAAGCTCAAGCCGTGTTTGACCAAGCACAGATGCTGTATGACGAAATGCTGGGTGCTGGAATTGCTAAAGAATGTGCACGTGATATATTGCCACTA